ATGTTAACAGACACGAAGCTGAAAAAATCGCTGGGTAAAAAACGCGATGCGATAGAGATCATTTCAGATAGCCACGGACTGAACGCCCGGATCAGTAAAGCCGGCAAAATTACGTTCTTCTACCGCTACCGTTGGGTGAAAGAGCCTGTGCAACTATCGGTCGGCGAATACCCTGCGATGACTATCGCACAGGCCCGCGAACGGCGCCAGGTGCTGCGCGGTTGGTTGACGGAGGGTTTCGATCCTCGCGAAAAAATTCGTTTAGAGCGCCTTTCGCGCAACGCTTCGCCGACGGTGGACGAGGCCTTCAACTACTGGATCGACAAATATTGCCGGCCGAATGGTTCGGTTAAGATCGACTATTACCTGCAGGTGTACCGCAAGCATATCAAACCCAAGCTGGGCGAACTGCGGATGGAGTCAACTGCCCGGATGCATTGGCTGGAGGTGCTGGACTCTATCGAGAGCAGCGTCATGGCCAACTACATGACATCGCTGTGCAAACGTGCGTTCAAATTTTGCGTCAATCGGGGGTATATTGCGGCGAATCCGCTGGACGGGCTGGGACCGCGTGACGTAGGCACAGCACCGACGCGCAAAAAACGCTACCTCTCAGATCGCGAGATTCGGCAAACATGGCAATGGTTGGATGACCACCAGACCGACGAGGCGCGCCTGATTATCCGGTTTATGCTGCTGACCGGGTGCCGTACTGCGGAGATCCGCCGGGCGTGCTGGGACTGGTTTGATTTTGAGGATGACACCTGGACGGTGCCGAAAGAGGAGTATAAGACCGGTGTTGCGGTGCGCCGCGCGTTGCCGCCGCTGGCAAAAGCTTTGCTGCTGGCCCACCGCGAAAAGGTGAATACCCGCCATGTGGTTACCTCACAGCGGGCCATGCCTGGGAAAGAATTTGATAGGCCTGTTCAGCCGCAGGTTGCCGCAAACTACACGCGGCGCGTGTTCGAAGGCACCGGAATGAAGCCGTGGTCAATGCATGACCTGCGAAGAACGCTGGCGACAAAGTTGTCGGAACAGGGCGCGCCGCCGCACGTAATCGAGAAGATTCTCGGCCACCTGATGACAGGGACGATGGCGCATTACAACCTGCACGACTACATGGACGATCAGCGGCATTGGTTGGGAGTGTGGGAGGATTATGTGAAAGGGGTTACAGGGTAACTTATTTTGCGCTGTTGGCGTCTTCCCAGGTCAGCACATCGGAAAGGCGCCAGCGGTTCGGACTACCGGGGATCGTCGGCGCCGGAAAGGGCAACTTAAACCCCTTCGGGCATTGGTCTTTGTCTCGCCATTTCCACAGCGTCTTTTCTGAAATTTGATAGCGGGACAGAATATCCCGCGTGAACACGATCGGATTCTCGCCCATCACATACCTCTCTTTTTCATGGCTTCCAGCAGGATGTCCTGTACTTCACGTTTAGAATTGCGCCGCTCCATCACCATTTCGTCAGTGGTGTCGGCGGCGATGATATGGTGTATCCATACCGGGCGGCGGTGACCGGCTTGCGCCTGGCGCGTCGGCCCGATACGCTCGATAATTTGCTGGTACTGCTCCAGATCCCACCAGTGCGAGAAGAACACGAGAATATTGCCGCCATCCTGCAGGTTCAGGCGTGGCCGGCGCTGGCCGGGTGTGCGAACAGCACCGGTATTTTGCCGGCGTTCCAGTCGCGGATTGTCTGCGGATCTGCGTCGAGCTGACGGCCTTTGGGGAACGCCTTTAGCAGCCGCTCGAGGTCGTGTTTCCAGTGGTAGGCGACCAACACCGGCATGCCGCCGGCTTCGGCCACGATGCTGTCCAGTGCCTGCAGCTTGCCGTCGTGTACTTCGGCCCAGCTGCCTGCGTCGTCGGTGTAGATGGCGCCGCTAGCGATCTGCAGGCACTTCACTGTTTTGGCCGCGGCGTTAAGCGCTTCGATGCCGGTGCCGTTCAGTTCGAGGAACATTTCTTTTTCCATGTCCTGGTATTGCTGGCGCGCCTTTGGCGGCAGCTCTGCGCGGACCACGTTGTGGATGGGCTCGTCGATATCGAACCAGTCGGCGGCATCCAGCGAGATTGTCACGTCGGCGAGCGCCGCCTGCATCTGCTCCTGCGCGTGCGGCCACGGCTCCAGTTTCGACCACTGTTGACCAGGGAACTGAATGCTGTTGAACCAGCGCGAGGTGAACGCGCCGAAGGTGCGCCCCAGCCGATCGCCGCGGTCAACGAACCATGCCTGACCCCACAGGTCGATCAGGCCGTTCGGCGCCGGCGTACCGGTGAGGTTCACCCAGCGGTGCACGTGCTTATGCGCCACCTTGGCCAGCGCCGCGGCGCGCTTACCGCCTTGCCGCAGCCGGAACGATTTAAGCCGGGTGCTCTCATCGGCTATCACTGTGCCGAACGGCCAGCGGCCGCCGAGCTGCTCAACCAGCCAAACCAGGTTGTCATAATTGGTGGTGAACACGCTGGCGTTGCTGTTGAGCAGCGCCGCGGCGCGCTCTTTGGCCGTGCCGACGATAGGCTGCGTTTCAATGTTGCGCAGGTGGCCCCATTTTGCGACCTCGTCCGGCCAGGTGCTGGCCGCCACGCGCAGCGGCGCCAGAACAAGCGTAGGTTGGGTCTCTTCACCGGAGCAGTAGAGCGCCTCCAGGCTGCTGAGCGTGCCCACCGTTTTACCCATACCCATGCCCGCCCAGACGTTGGAGCGGGGCACCCGGAGCGCGTGGTCGATAATGAGGTTTTGGTAGGGGCGAGGGGTGAATATTTTACTCAAGGTTAGTACCTCGCAAAAATTTGCAAGTTGGGGTATAAACAGTGTGGTTAATATAAATCCTAAAGCGTAGCCCTCAGGGTATAAAAATAAGGAAATCAGTTAGATGACTACACATAATCAGTTCCAGCCCGCACCCCCTGCAGTGCTAGACCTTGGTGTCAGGCAGGAAGGTGTGTTCAACGATATTGAAATGGGTGTTTTAGAGAACGGAATTCCATACCTCACTCAGAACGGATTGGCGAGAATTTGCGGCGTAAATCGCACAAATATTGCTGATATTGCTGCGGAATACCAAGAGTGTTTCGCAAATGGGGTATTCACCCGCGGACGCATGCAGTTTATCAGTACCTACTTGCAAGAGGCTGGGTATACTGATCCGGTTTTATTTATTTCGATTATGCGAAATGGGTCTGTTCACTACGCATTCCCTGATATTGTCTGTATGGCGCTGCTGGAGTTTTATGCGTTTGAATCTCAGGCGGCATCAAATACGACTGCTCAGCAATACTATCGTGAATTAGCCAGGGTCGGTCTTCGTGACTATATTTATGGCGCTTTACGTTACCAGCCTGAAGACCCTTGGCGCCACTATCATGACAGAGTTTCCATCATTCAAAGCACGGGCACTGTCCCCGACGGGTATTTTATCGTTTTCAACGAAATCGCGGGTTTGATGGTCGATTTGATCACAGCAGGGCTTGCTGTAAACATGTATACGGTTCCTGATATCAGTGTTGGTTCCTGCTGGGGTAGACACTGGACATCAAGAGGCTTGTCAGGCAACTTCGGGGAGCGTGTACGATGTGCACACCATTACCCTGATGATTTCAACCAGGCTGCATCAAATCCGCAAATGATTAACGCTTACCCTAATGAATCATTGCCTGAATTTCGTAGATGGTTCCGTCATGAGTATCTGCCTACTAAATTTCCTACCTACATACTTGGTAAAGCGGGCATGTTGCCGGGAGGGAGAGCTGATGCACTGAGAATCGCGGATACCTTCCGTACACCTCAGTTAGGGCGCTAGAAGTGGGGTGGATTATTTCACCCACTCAGCAATAGCGATCAGCATCAGGCCGAACACGCCAAGCCAGAAGCTGGCGCAGAATGCAAAAACGGCGCACCATGTGGCGCGCCGTGTCCAGTTGAGAATGCACGAGCCTTTCACAATATCCCCTCCAGATTTTTACTGTCCAAAACCACCACCTCGAAGCCCAGCGCGCGGAGCCGGTTGTGCTCTCGCATCTGATCGGGCCGCGGATGTTCGCCAGGCGCCTTGCATTCAACGAACACAGCACGGCCGCCAGGGAGTAACACCAGACGATCGGGCACGCTGCGGCGCCCGGGTGATGTGAATTTATAAGCGGTGCCGCCGGCGGCTTTAACCTGCTTCACCAGATGCCGCTCGATCGTTGATTCACGGATGTAGTTCACTGTCTGCTACCTGACGTTGTATTTCGACCGGCGGCTCGAAGTGCTGCGTCATAATCACGCTGGCAGGTTTCCGTCCACGGCTCGCCACTTTTAATTGCACTTGCGAAAAACGACAGACATTTAATCACCTCGGCTGGCACTGTCATAGGCGCCGGGTACACGATTCTCCGCATTCCCGGTGCGGCGTTGTCGTAGCGCATTTTATTGACTACTTCCCAGCCCACGCTCAGGCCTTCGCTGAACTGGCGCAGATAGATAGGCCCTACTGTGGGTTGTTCCTGTTGACTGTTAGTGTCATTGATCTCTGATTTATCGGTTGAGCATGGCATTTCTAAAACCTCTCTTCTATGTTGGTAGGTGTTTGATAATTCCGGTAATCTCTATCACGTGCTTATTACTCTGGAGAGCATTTATGGACTGGGTCAGTGTGGCTGCTACAAGCGCAGTGGTTTCCGCCGTTGTGGCGGGAATTTTTACGCTCATTAATGGTAACTTGCAGCGTTCTGCGGAGACGAAAAGACGTCTAAGTGAAACCGCCATGAAAATGGCTATATTGGAATGGGAAACGCACACCAAAATAGCGCTTGCAAAGGGTGGCGATGTGCAACCACCAGAACTTTATTTGTTCCGCTACGCGAAGTTGATACCGCTAATTGAAAGCGGAGAGATCACCGCGGAAGCTCTCGCCAAAGTCCAGCAAGAAATTATTGATTATGCTGAAACCAATAAAAAGCATACTGCTCGAAGACGCGCTGATGCTGGATTGGGGGATTAATCCTTCCTATAGTGATAGGCCTCAAACCCGCCAGCATTTAGCGGCAGGTCTGGCGCCCATGCGGGGTTAGTGGCTAGCAGCCGGCTTAGCTGGTCGTGAAAGTAGAAATCCTTGTCCGGCGCCTCGGTGATCACTTCATCGTGCACAGTCAGCACAATCTCGTATCCCCGTGCCTCGATCGCTGGCATGTTGCCGGCCAGTACGTCGCGCGCGCCGGCCTGGGTTACGTTTTCCACCAGTTTTCCGCCGTAGGTTTTGAGGCGCTGCCATTTGCGCGAGTAGGGGTTAACGCCCATGTAGGTGATATCGCCTTTGACGATGGCGGCGCCGGGGTAGCAGACGACGCGACCGGACGGTAGGGCGATGCGAAGCCAAGAGCCGTCTTTGCGCACCTTCAATCGCCGGCAGTTGAACTGCTTACCCGGCTGCGCGATGGCGCGGCGCACGGCATTTTCCAGTTCTGACCACAGGCTGACCGTTTCGGGGTGTGCGTTGCGCCACAGGCGCTTCAGTGAGTCGCAGGTGATGAACACGCGTTCGGACAGGCCATAGGTTTTTTTCTGCTTAACCGACGCCTGCCACCAACTTTGCGCCTCTCGCTGGATGGCGATCGGGATGTTCGGCAGGGCGGCGTCGGCCAGAGCTTCGAGGTCAAGGCCGTAAACCAGCGCGAACGTCACGAATGCCGCCACGCCGCCGCCGAATCCCAGCCCCAGCTCCATCACCTTGCCGATCTGGCGCAATGCCTTATCAACGTCCTCGGGTGTCATGTTGAAGGCGCGGGCGTAGGCCAGTTTGTAGAGGTCGTGGCCGGCGCGTATTGGCTCGCCGTTCTCGTCGGTGCCGATAATGTTGTCGTAATCGCGGAACGCCTGCAGCTTCCATTCCTCACCCGCCAGCCACGCCAGGAACCGGCCCTCGATGTTCGACAGGTCGCTGACGACCAGCTTTTTACCCGGCGGCGCATGATGCAGCCGCGTAGCGCGGAGCTGGTCAATTCCATGATGTTGTCGAACACCAGATCGGCAACGCCGAGTTTCAGCGCTTCGATGCCCTGATCGATTTGTTCCTGATCCAGCGTTGGGCGTGGGAGGTTTTGGGGCTGAAAGAGTCGCCCAGCCCAGCGGCCGGTCCGGCTAGCGCCACAGAACTGCAACGTTCCGCGCAGCCGACCGTCGCTGCTGACGCCCTTCATCAGCGCTTTGTACTTGCTGGTGCTGGTTGTGCAGGCCGCCAGTCGGATGGTCAGCAGTTCGCGCAGCGGCGCGGGTAGATCGGGGTCGTTGATGCGCCGCTCGAGCGTACTTTTCTGCATGTCCGGAAGATCGACTCCAAACGCTTCGAGAATATGGCGGAGCATTGCGTCGCGCTGAGTCGCCGCCTGAACTTCGCCGTCAGTCATGGCTTGCGTCAGCTCGGCCAGGCGCTGCTGTTCATCGCCAACGGCGGCGATCGCCGCTTCGGCAAGTTCGACGTCGACGCATACGCCGCGGTCGTTGATCTTCTGATCGCGGTGCCACAGCGCCAGCTCGGCGCCCTGATAGTTCCAGCTCGGCAGTTTGGCGTCGACGGCGCGCATGGCGTGGATATCGAGGCCGGCGTACTCAACGAAGCGCTGCCACTCCACCGGGTGCGATTTGGCTGTTGCGCGGCGCAGCTTGCTGTTCTTCGGCCGAGGCTTGCAAAACAGCTGGATCAGCTGCTTGCCGGCTTTGTCTTTTGCCTTGTCGGTGTCGACGTTGAGCACTTCACACAGCGCACCCAGCGCGCCGGGGAGGCCGTGAGCCAGCGCTTTTACCATCGTATCGCGCCAGCGCTCAACGCCGCCCGCAACGACCCCAGGGAGCAAGCGTTGCAGCACGTGGCGCAACATGGTGCGGTCGAAATGGCTGTTGTGCGCGTAGATCAGCACGCTCTCGTCGCCGAGCGCAGCGAGCAATTGCGCCGGCAGGTGCTGGTCTTCGGTGAAATCGTGCACGCTGACAGGGCCGTCGTCGATTGCCCAGGCGAACAGCATGATCTCGACACCTTCGGCGTAGGCATGGGTGCCGTTCTTAATCGGGGTTTCGCAGAAGGTTTCGAGGTCGAGCCAGAGTTTGTGCATATCAACTTACCTTAATTAGATAAAAAAAAGCCACTTTGAAGTGGCTCTAAAACATCTTGTTTTGCTGTTTTCGACTAGTAAGAAAGATAATCGTATAAGCACAGCAATTTTCGGTATTCGGTATTGCTTTGACCTGAGGTTTTCATTAGGTAATTTTTTAGATCTTCTATTTTAATATTATCATCTAGCACACCATAAATTATGGCGCCTACATGCTTCCATTCGGTTAGGTTAGCGATTATGTCGTCTATCTTTAAATAAGTGTTCTTGTGATTTTTTTCGTAATCTTTGCTTTTAAGTAAGGATATCAGCTTTGCTAACTGCCTGTTTTTGTATTCTTTAACGTTGTTTAGTCGGTTGCAAATTGAGCTAAATGCGTAAATTGGGAAGTATTCACTACTAGTTACTTTCTGTTTATTCAGTAATGAAATTAGCTGGATGTTAGCTTCATCCACAATTTTGAAATAGTTCTGAATCATTTCATTTTTAGTTTGATATTCATATTTTACTGTTTTTTCAGAACCAACTGCGATAACCATGTCTTCATTTTTAAGTTCATCCAGGTTTTCAGTTATGTTTACTTTTATCTCTCCCCCGCTTTTTATCGTATTCCATACTTTCTGTACTTTTCGAATATCCATTGCCGACACTGGCAATACTAAGTTCGAAAGGGCATCATAGATTGCCATGTAATTATCTGTTTTTATCTTATTTATTCTAATTGTAGCCATGCCTTCAATATCTATGTCATGCTCAGAGATCTCTGTTGAATCGATCTCTGGCGCATACTCTACTAGTAAGAAATTATCCCTGATTCGTTTTGCAAGCTCAGTGTTTAAATTGACGTAGGAGAATATGGTCTTTAGTAAGTGTTTTATATTGGTATCGCTAATGCTATATCCGATAAAAATTATTGGGTTGTGTATAAATATTGAAAGTAATTGTGCACGAATTAGTTCGTACTTATTATTGAAGTTTACGTAATCCTCTCGGGTGATTATTAGGTTGTTTGGGGCGCTAGTGCAACCATGTATCTTATACACAGACCCGTAGGGATTGCTTAGAAGGATATCATTGCCGATTAGAGGGCTAAACTCGAACAAACTTTCGCATAAAGTGTCATAATTAGTTGTGATAATCGAACCTATGTTTTTCCTCGCTCTAATTAATGCATCTATTTCGGCCTTCATATACGGCTTTGTTTTTATATTCGCTAAGGCTTCTGTTATATAAATTTTGAACCTACTTAATTTTAACCCCTTTTCCATATTTTGGTAGAATATATCATTGATCTTTTTGAACTTCCCGTCTCTATCTTTTGCGAGCCTCGAGTTGAACTCCGCTTCTAGTTTTGTGGCGAGAAGGTCATAGCTGTACTCACCATCTTCCATTGAATCAGCTTTTAAATCGTAATAAATCTCGGGGTTACCAGTTAGCTCCAATGATATGCTCGAAAGAAGGCCATCCCAGCTAAATGAACTTTCCAAGTATCTTAAGCTAAACCCTGTTCCAATAAATAATACCGGGTGGTTTTTGTAGTGGCTTACAAACTCTTGGATTTCCATACCTAGTCTCATCGTTGACATGCAATGCTCCTATGTAAGCAAATAGTGACAGGGAATTCCATCAGTTCGTGTGCGTTTACCCGCTTTTAGGGTGGGTAAACGCGATAAACACTAACGGTTAAACGAACTCGCCCGCGTCGGTGCCTTCTTCGATGTTGTCGAAGTCGTCTTCGCCGGCCACACCGCCGCCCGCAAAGGCGTCGCCGTCACGCAGGAACTGCACACCGCCCAGGGAGGCGTTGATGCGTTTGCCGAAGTTGTTGTCCTGTGCCCAGATATCGATCACTGCGTTGACATAGCAGCCGGCGTAAGGGCGGCCGTCGGCCTGCACCAGGATGGAGTTGTCACGGTCTACCACGCGCGGCCGCGCTTTGTTAGAGGCTGAGACGAACTTGTTGCCCGGATAGCCTTCGTATTCGGCTTTCTCGTCGCCGTCGTGCAGGCAGACTTTCAGGGTAGAGCGCAACGTTTTCAGCACGCCGTCGGCCTTAGCACCCCATTTTTCCTTCGCCACGGCTTCGATTGCCTTCTCGATCTCGGCCACCGCAGGGTGTTTAGGGTCGAAGATGAATGCGGCGGAGAAGCGCGGATCGCCTTCGCCGTTAACGGCTTTTGGTTCGAACAGAGCAGGGAAGGCCAGTCGGACGTTGTTCAATTTCACTTTCATAGGGTGTTCTCCTCAGATAAATTCCGCGGCTGCCTCGACGGCGTCCACGTTTTCAAAGTCGTTTTCGTGATTGATGACCAGCGCAGGGCGCGGATCGGATTCAGGGGCGACGGCGGGCTTGCCATCGGCGCGGGTGATCAGTGCTTCAACTTTCGTCCAGCGGCGCGGTTTCTCCTTCTTGATCAGCTTCTCGGCCTTGGTTGGGCTGATCAGCTTGAAGTCGAACACTTCCTCGTTCTTGTAGCGGAAGGTGTCTTTCAGCAATGCGCGCGCGGCCTCTTCATCACTCCAGGCACGGTTACCTTGCTTGCCTTCCACCAGTTTGAACCCCGGTACAGAGTGCCCGGCGGCCAGTTCGTTGTTGACGCGCCCGCGCAGGCCTTTGCAGAAGCCTTCGAGCGCGTCCACGTTTTGGTAGAGCGCGGCCAGTTCTTCTGGTGTCAGCACCGCGACGCGCTGCTCGGCGTTGGCCAGCTGCGGCGCCAACGGCTGGGTGAGGTCGACGAAGTCGCCAGCCATCGTGTCGAGGTGATGCTGCGCTTCGGCTTTGCACAGGCCGCCGGCCGCTTTGCACCAGCGGCATTGTTTTTCGCCCGGGTTGAATACGTCGGCCGGCAGCGTGTCGATGCCTTCGCACTCAGCAATGTTCGCCGTGACGATGGCAGCGGCGGCGGCCTCGCGCGCCAGTTCGCCGAACGCGCGCAGTTCCTCGACGCTGATCGCCCATTCTGATTCGTTGCCGATCCTCGGCTGGTGAATGAACATGCGGACGGTTTCGAAGTCCTGCAGCATGCCGAACTGCTCCAGCGCGCCGAGGGCGTATAGCTGCAGTTGCTTGTTGTTCACCGCGTCCACCTTCACGCCGCGGCCGAACTTCAGATCGTGCACCTGCAGCTCGGTAGGGGTGATGATGACGGCGTCGGCGGTGCCGAACTGCTCCGGTACGCCGACCACATCGGAGAAGTCGACGCGCTGCTCAACCAGCAGGCTGTTGCCGTCGGCCAGCGCCCATACCGTATCGACATACCGCTGCACGAACTCGGCCATGTCGTCAGTGACCTGCGGCCCGGCGCTGCCTTCACCTTTCGCCAGCGGATAAGTGCCGATGTAGTCGGTGGCGTTCTGGCCGCCCTGCAACTCAATGCCTACCAATGTCGGCTCCAGTCGGTTACGCAGGACGATCTCCGCCAGCGCGTGCGCCGCTGTGCCCTCCAGCGCGAACTCGGAACCTTCGTCAACCAGCCCGGCTTCCATCGCCAGGCTGCCGGCGCAGTTCATCCATTTTTCAGCCCCTGAGGGGCTGAGTCGTGCATGTTGCTCTGGCATGGATCAAGCCTCCAGGGATTCGGCCAGCTGCTCCAGCGCCGCCACAACGTCTGGCAGTTTTTCTTCCGGGCAGTCGGTGAGTTTCTTCAAGCCGAACAGATCCAGCGTTTTACGCAGGTCCGCCGGTGCCTTCGGTGCGATTTTCTGGATGATTAGCTGTTTGCCTTTATCCAGCAGCGCGGTAGCGTCCGGCGCTTCGGCCCCGGCGGTAGTGGTTACCGTCTCGGTGTTTTTGCCTTTGGCCGATGCCTTCGGCTTGGCAGGCTTCACGTCGGCGCGCTTTTCTTTCGGGGTGTCCAGAAGCAGGTCGGCATAGGCGCGGCGCTCGGTGATACCCGGCAGCGCGTCCCAATGCTCAACCATCTGCAATGCGAGGTCGAACACGCCGGCACCGTGCAGCTTGGTCGCACGGTCAACGCCTTTCAGCGCCATCGTCAGCGCATCGATCTGCTCATCGCGTTGCTTGCCGTCTTTGGTTTCGACGATGTCGACAGCACCTGCCATCATTTCAGGTGTGAGAGAGCTTGCACCTTTGTCTCCATAGAGCACAGCCAGCGCCACGGCCACCGGCAAGGGCTGATCCTCTAATGTCACCGGCTTAACTTCGGTTGAGGCGCGGTGCTCTTTCAACTGCAGGAATTCGACTTTGTGGATCTCGGTAATGCCGCCATAAGGTGAGTCGGCGTTTGCCTTCTCGAACTCGTCCCAGGTGTCAACCCTGAAGGCGATTTCGGTGCCGTTGTGCTTGGCATAGAACGGCCCTTCGCGCGATTCTTTACCCGTTACCGACTTATCGACAGACGTTTCGGCTTTTGGCTGGTGCGGCGTATCCGCGGTGAAGGTTTTGCCGCCGGCCAGCGCCGCCAGCAGTTTGGTTAGCAGGCCGTTCTGTTCGGCGACCAGCTTGTTGTTTAACTCGAGATTCGATTCCAGGCTCATGGGTTACCTCGCTACAAGGAGAAGGAAAGTTGTCATTAAGAGCAGCGCCGCCAGAAAGCGCAGGCCGCCTGTTTTCGGGGAGTGAAAGTCCGCACCAGTCACGCGGTGACGGTGTTGCATCTGTTTCAAGGAATTCATGGGGAAGGCTCCTTTGGCTATCGGGGAGCGCACCCGCCGCCAGGGGTCGCGTAGCGGTTAACCGGATGCGCTTTCAGATAGGAAAAACCCCCGGCGAGCGGGGCAAAGACTACACATAGCAATGGATGATTCAGGGGGTAGGTGCCGGGATGTTTAACCACGCCCGGCGCGTGGTATCCTGACGGTTCTCACACTGACAGAAAGGAAATGGCCATGTCGGAACAGAAAGGGATAATTGCTCGAATTACTGATGCTGCTATAGGGGCAGGGGATGCCTTGAAGGGCGTATTTTCTTCCGCCAGAGAACTTCATCAGTTGACCGTTGATTATTCAGTAAAAGAAAAAACACAGGAAATTCTGAATAAGTTATCTGATGTTCAAATGCGACATATCTCTCAGCAAGAGCTTTTGATTGAGGCCAAGGATCGAATCATTCAGCTTGAAAATGAGAAAAAAGAGAAAGAGAACTGGGAAGCGGAGGCGTCGAGATATGAGCTTTTTAGCGCTATGCCCGGGACGTTGGTCTATCGCATCAAACCGTCTGAGAACGGCAACGAGCCTGTTATTTACCTTTGCCCCCAGTGTTACAACAGAAAGCAAAAATCGATACTTCAAGTTAGAGGTATATCTGTTCCGGCTCGTGTGGGTATGGTGGTTGATATGCAATGCCATAGCTGTAATTCCTCCTACATGTTCGCACGCCAACATTTTCCTAAGACTGAAGAACTTGAACGTCAAAGCAGTTTTCGCGTTCAAACTGATTACGATCCGTATGATTAATGGCTTTGGTTTATATAAAGCGCTGACGCACCGGCATCTATTTTTTACGAGTGGATTGTTTTCGGCAGCAGGCCGGCCTTCGCCAGCTCGGCCATGATCTTCTTGCGCAGGCCGTCTTTGGCGGCCGACAGGTGAAAACCGGCGCCGGCGTAGCGCACGAAGACGGTGGCGCCAGACACTTCGGCGCAGCCGCTAACACCTGAATGGATGAAATGTAGGGATTTCATGGTGTGGTGATCCTGTTGGTTTATAGATCAGAAATTGTTGTTATAAAAATGCTCGAGTGCTGCAGCCAGTTTCTCTTCACTTACTGACATAGCATCACCTGCGGATTCAGACTCCATCCACAGAACCCCATCACTGAACTGGGAAATAGTGATGTCGCCGATCGTAATGCTTTGGGATTGCCCGCTATCAACGGAGGGGTTGGTATTAGTCTTTCCAAATTTCATTTCTCTGCTCCTCAGTGGTCTTAATGAAGCGCCCCGAAGGACGCTTGATAAGTTCACTTTGCCCCGCATTGCCGGCTCCTTGCCCCGCCGCGGTTCCGACGCATGGTTTAAAGTCGCGCCGTTCGACTATCAGTTTTGAATTCCGCTGAGAATTCAGTAATGAATTTATAACCGAACATGAATACCTCGTCAATTCAAAAATGAATTTAACCATGTAGAAAATTACCGCCTCAAACGGGCGGCATCGCTAGCCTTTTAAAATTCAATACGTTCCGTGTAATGAGGGCTTTGCTATCCCGGCGACGTACTGGATGCGCACGACGTCACTGACTGGGAATCTGAGGGGAGGGTGTTCTTCATTTACAGACATGACCAGCACCGCACCGTCACGTTGGTAGAGGAAGGTTTTGATCATGACCTGCTCATCGCGGGTGACCAACAGCACTTCATCACCCGGCAAATAGCCGTGGTTAGGCTCGACAACCACGTATTCGCCATCCTTAATGCGGGGCTTCATAGAGTCGCCTTTGCAGCGTAGTGCGAATGCTTCCGGATCGCGTGATGGCCAGTTAACGAAGCCGTCGCCATTATCGAGGCCAACCCAGTGGCCTTCGCTGCCCAGCTGAGCACTGCCCATAACAGGGACTCGAGTAAAGAATACTTCTTCTGCTGCCCCTGCGACATTGCCTGCTGACGCGTTGCGCAGATCTTTCTCTACGAGGTCGGAGACGCTGATTTTGAAGTAGTCAGCCACGCGTTTTAGCAGCGTGTATTTTGGGTCCTGGTTTTCGCCAGCCATAAGACGATGGAACGTTGGCTGAGGAACGCGGATCAGCTTAGCCAGGTCTGCTACGGTGGCGACACTGTGCTTTTGCATCAGGTGGTTGATGTTCGCAATGATCCGATCTGTTGTGTGGTGCATGCCTATACCTTTTCAGTTGTTTAAGTTAAGGCGATTTATTCTATATTGAATATTCTACACTGGCATTGAATTCAAAACTGAATTAGAGTTAAATCCATAACTGAATTCATATGCAGTGAGGGCATCACCATGCAGCAACTAACATCAAAAGAGATCGTGAAGTCCCTGATTGCTTCAGGGATGACGCAGATCGACATCCGCCGCGAAACAGGTATTAGCCAAGCGTCCATCAGTCGCATTTTGACTGGCAAGCTGGCCGACCCGCGCGTATCTGTCGCCCAGGCCCTACGTGATTTGCACGAAAAAGTTGAAGCCCAGTCGATCGCAAACAAGGCGTAACCCATGCCAAAACAACAAATATGGGGCGCCGCGCCGGATGATTGGTTCCATTTTTCGTTCGTGCTGGGGCTGACCCCCGATCTGCTGCCGGTTGTGTCGCGCCCTGATGCGCCGATCTCGCCGACCAGCAAACTCAAGACTACCGGCAAAACGCCGAGCCATTACAACGGGCAGGGCATGGTTGCCGGCCTGAAGGACTGGACTGCGCGCACCAGCACCGACGACGACGTCGGCCGCTGGGCGAAGCAACCCGATTACGGCATCTTGCTGCAGACGCGCACCGTTCGCGCGCTGGATGTGGACGTGTCCGATCCGGTTGTTGCCGACGCCATTCTCAGCGCGGTCACCACCATGATCGGCCCGCTGCCCAAACGCATGCGCGCCAACAGTCCGAAATTCCTGCTGGCGTTCCAGCTCGAAGGCCAGATGTCGAAACGCATCCTGCGCACCGAAGCCGGCAACATCGAGTTCCTGGCCACCGGCCAGCAGTTCGTCGCGCTGGGCACGCACCCGAGCGGCGCCCGCTACGAGTGGGACGGCGGGCTGCCAGACGAGATCCCCGAGCTGGGTGCCGACGACTTCGAGGCCGTGTGGTGCATGCTGGAGACCGTGTTCGGCGTTGGTGAGACCGTCGTCGAGAAAGAAGGGCGGCTGCGCGACCGCAGCGCGCGCGACGCTGGCGCCACGGACGAGACGGCCGACTACCTCGATGCGAACGACTGGACACTCGACTGGGGCGCCGGCGGTGAGCGTTATATCCGCTGCCCATTCGAGGACGGCCACAGCACCGAAAGCGCCGACAACACCGCAACCGCGTATTTCCCAGCTGGCACCGGCGGGTTTGAGCAGGGGCATTTCCGCTGCCTGCACGCCAGCTGCGCGCACCGCAACGACGGTGACTTCCTCAACGCGATCGGCATCCGCGACAACGATTTCGACGTGATACCCGTTGCGCCGACGGAAAAGCCGCCGCTTCCAGCGTTCATTCGCAACGAGAAGACGGGGCAGATCAAGGCCACCATCGACAACGCCGCCAAGGCGGTGATGCGCCCGGACTTCTGCGGCGTGCAGATCCGCTTTGACCAGTTCCGCGACGAAATCATGTTCGCGCCCGAGAACAGCGACCAGTGGCAGCCATTCGCCGACGCCGACTATTCGCGCCTGCGCATCACCCTGGAGCGCCGCAGCTTCGAGGCGGTGGGCAAGGAGCTGATCCGCGACGTTGTCATGCTGGCGGCCGACGAACAGCCGTTCGACAGCGCCATGACCTGGCTCGAGTCGCTCAAATGGGACGGCGTGCCGCGCATCGACAGTTTCTTCCAGCACTATTTTGGCGTCGAGCCATCGGCATACTGCCGCGCGGTGTCGCTCTATACGTGGACGGCGCTCGCCGGCCGTGTACTGGCGCCCGGCTGTAAGGCGGACATGGTGCCGATCCTCGTCGGTCCGCAGGGCTGCGGGAAGTCCACCGGCGTGGCGGCGCTGTCGCCGGATCCGTCGTTCTTCACTGAAATATCGTTCGCCGAGAAAGACGACGACCTGGCGCGCAAGATGCGCGGGCGCCTGGTGGCGGAGATTGGCGAGCTGCGCGGCCTGCACACCAAAGAGTTGGAGTCCATCAAGGCCTTTATCACCCGCACGCACGAGAACTGGATCCCCAAATATCGGGAATTCGCCACGCAGTTCCCGCGCCGGCTGGTGTTCATCGGCACCACAAACCAGGACGAGTTCCTCGCGGACGACACCGGTAACCGCCGGTGGTTGCCGCTGCGCGTCGGTAGGGTGCTGGTCGAGCAGCTCAAAACCGACGTCCTGCAGCTGTGGGCAGAGGCGCGGGAGACGTTTAAACGCCTCGGCGGCGTCCAGTTCCACGAGGCCGAGGTGCTGGCGGCGGGGGAACACGAGCAGCACACGATTAAGGATGCGTGGCTCGAAATCGTCGAGAACTGGCTCGATGCTCCCGACAGCCTGACCGACGAAGTCCCGCGAACACGCGATTTTTTACGCGCTGCTGATGTTTTGCGTGACGCCATCGAGCTGGACCCGCGCAGCATCGGGAAACGCGAAGAAATGCGAATAAGTAATGTTTTGCAAAATTGCGGCTTTTCGAGGGTGCAGCGTCGCGTAGACGGCAAGATGACCCGCATATGGGTGGCAGAGTAACCACCTGTACCCACCTCCATTCGGTAGGTGGGTACGTTTTAAGTATCTGTTTAGAAAGGTTTGTACCCACTGTACCCACCGTACCAACCTTTCTACTAGAAACCCCATTTATATATATAAGTCGTTTCAGGGAAAAGGATCGAAAAGGGTGGGTACAGGTGGTTTCAGGTGGGTACAGCGGTGAACTTGTAATTTTTCGCAAGTTACAACGAACAAAATAGCGTTTCGCGGCGCGTTGCCACAACAACCGGCACAGCGCGACGGGCGAAGTTGCAAAAAAGATTAAGTTTGATGAGGTCACAACGAATGCGCAGAAATATGCAAGAAGTTTTGGAGCGGTGGGGCCGCTGGGCAATCAGCGAAGAAAAATGCACGTCGGTGGACTGGCCGGCGATGTCCGTCACGCCAGCGCGCCTTCCGATGGCAGGGGGCGGCAAATCGTGCAGCGATGACGACGGACTGATGATCGACGGCTGCGTCAGTCGCTTCAAGAAGCTGCGCGACAGGGAAGACGTGCTGATCCTGGGCCTGCGCTACATCGGCGGGCTGCCGCTGCGCCAGATAGCGGAGGCGCTAAACATGGACCTCAACGCGGTGCGGCGCTCGCTGTATTCGACTGAGGCGTTTTTGGAAGGGTGCCTGGCAACGTTCTGCATTCCGTTGGACATGGATCCGGAAGTGTGCGAATAAGATTTTCTTTGTGTACACAAAAAACTATGCTATACAGATAACGTGCAAGAGTTGTATATGCACACCGACCTCGTGAAACACGGCCTCGCTTCGGCGGGGCCTTGTCGTTTCTGCGCGGTGCAACAGGTAAGGGCACTCGGCCGGGCCGTGGGCCAAGCGCCACCCGCAAGGGAAAAGGGAGACGATAAGCCGTCTCAGGTCGAGTGCTCTTTCCGTTGTGCCACAAAAACCAGAAAACCTCTCAAAATAGCCGTTTCAGCAATAAAATCGGCTATGCAAAATGCACCCTGTTTTATGCACGGTTTATGCAGTCCGTTTTCCGCCGTATTGCCCAGAAGATTGCACAAAACACGCAGCTCGCCGCGACCGCGCGGTGAGTGCTGTTACGGCGGTGCGCGTAAGGTTCATTATGTTAAATAGACCCCGAAATCGATAATTTTCAATGCCGAGCGCCATCCGAATAACTTCGTGTCCCGAAGCAACGTAGGGGTTGGTGTCGGGTTACCTTGGTGGATGGCGCTCCGCATTGAAAATATTGGCAGGTTCACAAGGCGTGGCGTGTGCAAATTGGGGCTCACGCTTGACGGTTCGATTCCGTTACTTGCCGCCAACCCATTCACAGCCCTGGCTACCCGCCGGGGCTTTTTCGTTTCTGGAACCCGCCGAGCTGGCCGCGCGCCGGCTGGGGGAGGGGCATGAAAATGAACAACCCTCACAGCTGGCCCGACTGGATCGAGCTGCTGCAGTCCTGGTGGCGCGGAGAAACGCCTATCGGGGGTGTGCTTATGTCGATCACGATCACCATTCTGCGCGTTGCTTACACCGGCGGCGGCTGGCGCCAGATGCTGCTTGAAGGCGCACTCTGCGGCGCGCTGACTTTGACAGCGGCGTCATGCATGGGGCTTATCGGCTTACCGCCGGCGGCGACTATCGCCCTGGGCGGCGCCATTGGCTTCATCGGCGTTGAGAAGGTGCGCGGCGTTCTGATCCGCGTGCTGAATCAGCGTTTCGGCGTCAGCGACGACAACAGCAAACCGCAGGCGTAATCACCATGACACAAGACCAATTCCAACAGGCGGCTGGTATCAGCGCCGAACTGGCAGCGCGCTGGTTCAAGCCGATCACCGCCGCTATGGCTGAGTTCGGCATCACAACACCGGTGCAGCAAGCGATGTTCATTGCCCAGACCGGGCACGAGTCGCAGGGCTTCACCCGGCTGGCCGAGTCGTTTAACTACACGCCGGCGGCGCTGCTGACAACGTTCGGCAACCGCATCAGTCGTGACCAGGCCGCGATGCTCGGCCGCACAGCAGATCACCCGGCGCGCCAGGAGGCGATTGCCAATCTGGTCTACCAGGGGCGCTACGGCAACAAGCTACCGGGCGACGGCTGGAAATTCCGCGGCCACGGCCTGATCCAGATCACCTTCCTTGACAACCACAAAGCATGCGGCAAAGCGCTGGGCCTCGACCTGGTCGCCAATCCCGATCTGCTGACGGTCGATGTGAACGCGGCGCGCTCGGCGGGCTGGTACTGGCAAACGCGCAACATCAACCAGGTGGCGGCCGATGTCCGCGAAGCCACCCGGCGCATTAACCCGGCGTTACATGCTCTCGACCAGCGCACAGCGCGCTATAGCCGCGCTATTGCGGTGCTCGCATGAAATGGCCGCTACCGCATTGGCAGGCCGCTATCGTGGCAGTGGTGCTCAGCTTGCTGGCGTATTTCGCATATAGCAATCAGGCGCTGCGCCATGAACGCGACAAATTGCAAACGGCCAACAGCCAGCTGACTGGCCAGCTCGACTGGCAGAACGGCACACAGCGCGCGGTGGCTGCCATCGACGAACACCGCACCCAGGAACTGAACGATGCCAAGAATAAAATCGATGTTCTGCAGCGCGCTGTTGACGCTGGCAATCTCCGGCTGCAGCTCGCCGCCACGTGCCCAACCACCGGCGCCCCCGGCGTGGCTAATGCAACCGGCCCCCGACTTACTGACGCCGCTGAGCGGGATTATTTCCGTCTCCGAGAGCGAATCGAAACCGCCCGCAGCCAAATAGCTGGCCTGCAGGACTACATCCGCAACGTGTGCCTGGCTAAGTGAGGAGCGATGGACAACGTCACCAAACTGAACCTGATTAAGCCAGGCGAGACAGACCCCGCAATCGAGCATGACAAAGAGAAGATCCGGCGCATCCTGCTCGATGTTCTGGATAAGGTCGACACCGAAACGCTGCGCACGCTGGTGCTGGTTGCCATCACCGACGACGGTTCGGTTGTGCAGGGGCGCCACGTGCTCGGCAACTACCATGCGCTGCTCGGTGGCTTAAGCCGCGCTGCCTACACCGTTAACCAACTGCTTGACGGCGTTAATAACGCCAGCGAGCAGGAATACTGATCTGACAGGAGGTATTTATGCGGGAAGAGGAGCGTAAGCTACTTGAACCCATTAATCGCCTGCGGTAGCGGGGGCAGGCATCCGTTATCACCTGAAGCAAACGCTAAATCACCAGAAGACCCAGGAGAAGAAATCATGTTCACTTTGAAAATTATTACCGCCAACGGCAACGAAGTTATCCACGCGGCGCAGGACCCGATATTTCACCAGGCCAGTAACACGATCACCTTTCAGGGGCACGACAACCTGAGCAACTCAGTAACGCTGGGTGAAGGGCTGACGAGTGCGGGCGGCGATGTGGCATACCTGATGGGGCCGAGTGGCGCGACTTTGGCAACGTGGCGCTATCGCACACCGGTATATTGCGGCAGTTCGCTGCAACCGACGGACTGCTAAGCGCATTACAGAAGCCCTTCGCTGAGGGGCTTCGATAATGACACTGGTGCGGTCCCTACGGCCGCAAATATCAATCAGGGAAGCCACTGACAAGGAGCATGTCGTACCGCAGGAGACTTCCAGAATGGAAATTATCGGAATGACTGATGTGCAAGCCATGAATCTGGAGATCTTCCGTCTGGTCATGAGCGACACCACTGCCGCCAGCAAGGCGATCGCTTTCGTTGCTGGCGAGCGGCTGAAATACGAACTATTCCGGGACAGTTACGCCAACGCGTCGAGTGATGAAAGTATTGTATCGCGTACCGAAATTGCTATCCGCAAGGCGACTGAGGCGCTGGATCTGTTCCAACTTTCTGCAACAGAGCAATGAGGTGAGGCATGAGCAACAAATGGCCGATTTTTACGGGCAACAACACCCAGGTTAACGCGGTGAAAATCAGCGCTATCCGCCAGCAGGACAACGGCTACGGCGTGATCACGCCAGAGGGTGGCTACCCAGCGGTGACCGTGACCGACAGCTTTATGCGCGACTGGAAACCTGTTGTCGGCGGCTATTTGGTGCAGGACGCAACCGGCCAATTGGTGTTCATGTCCGCTGCCGCTTTCGAAGCACAGTACACCCCAGGCGGCGGTGGCGATGTCACGTCAGCGGATATCACCGATGCGACAGCCGTCGGCCGTCAGGTGCTGACCGCAGCCAACGCAGCCGCGGCGCGCACTGCTATCGGCGCCGGCACGTCAAGCCTGGCGCTGGGCACTACTGCCAGCACCGCGTTAGCGGGCAACGGCACGGCAGCCGCAGCCACCAAACTGGCAACGGCGCGCACGATCACCCTGACGGGCGCCGTCACCGGCTCCGCGACTTTCGACGGCACCGGCAACATCTCCATTGCAACCACCGCGGGCGCGTAATTTTTCGCGCCAAGCGAGACAGGAATAAATCATGGCAGGAAAACTCAAGGACAAAAAAGAGCTTTTTTGCCGCGAATACATCATCGATCTGAAAGCAGCCCCGGCGGCTGAGCGGGCAGGATATAGCGCCCGTTCGGCCTGCAACATCGGCCCCCGCCTGCTGAAAGAGCCAGAAGTCCTCGCACGCATCGACGAGCTGAAGCGCGAACGCATTTCGCAGCTGGGCATCGATGCCAATTACGTGCTGCTGCGCCTGGTAGAGATCGACCAGATGGACGCGGCGGACATCTTCAACAATGACGGCAGCATCAAGCCGATCGTGGACTGGCCTGCAGCCTGGCGCCGCTATCTCAGCGGCTTCGACCTGGCCGAAATGTTCGAGGGCCGCGGTGAAGACCGTGAAATGGTCGGTTTCCTGAAGAAAATCAAATGGCCTGACAAGGTGAAAAACCTTGAGCTGATCGGCAAACACATCAGCGTGCAGGCATTCAAAGACAAGATCGAGACTGAAGACGTCACCCCGCCGGCTAATCGCGAGGTGCGCCAGTCGCGCATTAAGGAGTTGCTAAGCCGTGGTAGACGCAGCGATTGACATCGACGACCTGACCGACGAGGAGCAGGCCGAACTGCTCGCATTGTTGGAAGAGGAAGAAGAGTATCGCCGCACGCATCTGCTCTACGAGTACAGCCCGTACGCTAAGCAGCGCGAGTTTCTGGACGCTGGCGGCGACTACACCGAGCGCTGTTTCATGGCCGGCAACCAGCTGGGCAAATCCTTCACTGGCGGCGCCGAGGTGTCGTTTCACCTTACAGGCCGCTACCCAGGCACTGAAGGTTATCCCGACGACGGCGCTTACGATGGCAACTGGCAGGGGCGCCGGTTCAACGAGCCGGTTGTGTTCTGGGTAGGTGGCGAGACCAACGAAACCGTCACCAAAACCACCCAGCGCATACTCTGCGGGCGCATTGAAGAGAACGACGAGCCAGGCTACGGCCTGCTTCCGAAGGAAGACATCATCAGCTGGAAGAAATCGCCGTTCTACCCGAACTTGGTCGATCACCTGCTGGTGCGCCACCACGCGCCGAACGGCGTCGAAGATGGCATGTCCATTTGCTACTTCAAACCGTACTCGCAAGGCCGGCAGCGCTGGCAGGGTGACACGGTACACGGCGTCTGGTTCGATGAAGAGCCGCCGTATGCGATTTACTCCGAAGGCCTGACCCGTACCAATAAATACGGGCAGTTCTCGCTGCTGACATTCACCCCGCTGATGGGCATGTCGCAGGTTGTTGAGAAATTCATCAAGAACCCGAGCAAGGCGCAGAAAGTGGTCACCATGACCATTCACGACGCCGAGCACTACACCGACGCCGAGCGCGAGCGGATCATAGAATCGTACCCGGAGCACGAGCGTGAAGCCCGCGCCAAAGGTATTCCGACGATGGGCAGCGGGCGAATCTTCCAGATCCCCGAGGAAACCATCAAGTGCCAGCCGTTCGAATGCCCAGGGCATTTCTACGTCATCAACGGGCAGGACTTTGGCTGGGATCACCCTCAGGCGCATGTGCAGCTCTGGTGGGACAAAGATGAAGACGTGTTCTATCTGGCGCGCGTGTGGAAGAAAAGCGAGAAGACGGCGACGGAAGCCTGGAGCGCCGTTAAATCGTGGTCCTCTCGCATTCCTGTGGCGTGGCCGCACGATGGGCATCAGCATGAAAAAGGCGGCGGGGCACAGCTTAAAACGCAGTATGCCGACGCAGGCTTTCTGATGCTGAAGGAGCATGCAACCTTCGCCGAGGGCGGCAACTCTGTTGAATCTGGCCTGACTGAACTTCGAGATCTCATGCTGGAAGGCCGCTTCCGGGTGTTCAACACCTGCGAGCCTTTCTTCGAAGAGTTCCGGCTCTACCACAGGGACGAGAACGGCAAGATCTCGAAGACAAACGACGACGTCATCGATGCTGTGCGCTACGCCTACATGATGCGCCGGTTCGCGCGGATGATGCGCGATATCAGAACACCCAAAGAGAAAAAAATCCCAGCGCCAATTCGGCCGATCCAACGTCCCACGAGGTAGATGATGGCTGACAACGACAAGCAGCAGGGCAGGCTGCAAACCATCCTGACGATCTTCGATCGGGATTGGATGTCAAGCGACGAAGCCAGAACCGAAGCGACCAACGACCTGTATTTTTCGCGAGTGTCGCAGTGGGATGACTGGTTGAGCCAATACACAACGCTGCAGTACCGCGGGCAGTTCGACGTTGTCCGCCCGGTAGTGCGCAAGCTGGTTGCAGAAATGCGCCAGAACCCGATCGATGTGCTTTATCGCCCGAAAGACAACGCCGACCCGAACGCGGCCGACGTGCTGATGGGCATGTATCGCACCGACATGCGCCACAATACGGCAAAAATTGCCGTTAACGTGGCCGTGCGCGAACAGATCGAGGCGGGCGTCGGCGCCTGGCGCCTGGTCACCGATTACGAAGACCAGGATCCGACCAGCAATAACCAGATTATCCGCCGGCTGCCGATCCACGAGGCGTCCTCGCACGTCATCTGGGACAGCAACGCCAAGCAGATGGATAAGAGCGATGCCAAGCACGTGACGGTTATCAACGCCATGAGCATGGACGGCTGGAAGAGCTACGCCGAGGAGAACGGTTACGACCCTGACGATATTCCCGACTTCCAGAACCCTGACCAGACATGGCTTTTCCCGTGGCTGACCAAGGATGTGGTTTACGTCGGCGAGTATTACGAGGTCGAGGAAAAGAAAGAAACCGCGTTCATCTATCAGGATCCACTGACAGGCGAACCGGTGAGTTACTTCAAGCGCGACATCGCGAATGTGATCGATGACCTCGCCGAGCGCGGCCTGCGGAAAATTGCAGAACGCAAGGTGAAGCGTCGCCGCGTATACAAAACCGTGATCACCTCCTCATGCATTTTGAAAGACCGCGAGCCGATCGCTGGTGAGCATCTGCCGATCATCCCTGTTTACGGGGAGTGGGGATTTGCGGGCGACAAAGAGGTCTATGAGGGCGTAGTCCGGCTGACAAAAGACGGTCAGCGCCTGCGCAACATGATCATGTCGTTCAACGCCGATATTGTCGCGCGGACGCCGAAGAAAAAACCGTTCTTCTGGCCGGAGCAGATCGCCGGGTACGAGTACATGTACAGCGGGAAGGACGATTTCCCTTACTACCTGCTGAACCGCACCGACGAAAACGGCGGCGATATCCCGCCGCAGCCTCTCGGCTACATGGACAACCCGGAGGTTCCGCAGGCCAACGCCTACATGCTTGAGGCGGCGACCAACGCAGTGAAAGAGGTCGCGACGCTCGGCGTCGACACTGAGGCCGCCGGCGGTAACGTGGCCTTTGACACGGTCAACCAGTTGAACATGCGCGCCGATCTGGAAACCTACGTGTTCCAGGACAACCTCGCGACGGCGATGCGCCGCGACGGTGAGGTTTATGCCGCTATGGTCAATGACCTCTACGACGTGCCGCGCACGGTGCTGATGACGCTCCCGGACGGCAGCGAAAAGGACGTGCAGCTGCTGACGCAGGTTGTGGACTATCAGACCGGCGAGATCGTCACGCTGAACGACATCCGCGGCCGGTATGAAACCTATACCGATGTGGGACCGTCGTTCCAGAGCATGAAAAACCAGAACCGCGCGGAGATCCAGGAATTGCTCGGCAAAGTCCCACAGGGCACGCCTGAGTTTCAGATGCTGCTCCTGCAGTACTTCACGTTGCTGGATGGCAAGGGTGTCGAGATCATGCGCGAGTATGCCAATAAGCAGCTGGTGCTGATGGGGCTGAAACAGCCAGAGACGGAAGAGGAGCAGCAGGCAGTGATGCAGGCTCAACAGCAACAAGGCCAGCCAGACGCCGCAATGGTGCAGGCGCAGGGAGTGCTGCTGCAGGGGCAGGCAGACCTGCAGAGAGCGCAGAACGACCAGGCGAAAATCCAGGTCGATGCGTTCAAAGCGCAAACAGATGCGCAGGTTTCGGCCGCGCGCGTGGTTGAGATCTTGGCTTCCGCCGACAGCACCAAGAAAAACGATGTGATCGCTGCGCTGAAATTGCTCGGCGACTTCCAGACGAAGCAGGGCGACAGTGCCCGCGCTGACGCTGAGCTTGTCCTCAAAGGGCAAGGCCAACTCCATTCCCGCCGCATGGATTTAACCAATCTGCTGCGGCAAGCAAATCAACCCTCCGGCGGAGCAGCCGAGATTCCTCAATAGCGAGAGATTAAATCATGACCGACACCACCGAAATTCAGGCAACTGAAGAGCAAAACCTGCCCGTCACCCAGCAGGCGGCACCTGCGGATGATCAGCTGATCGACAATGCCAACGGCAGCGAAGGTCAGGAGAGCGGCTTCGATATTGTCCTGAAAGACGATGAGACCAAACCTAAGCAGGACCCGGCGACAAACGCCCATTTCGCCGCCAAACGCATCGAGCGCAAGCGTCAACGCGAGCTTGAGCAGCAGATGGAAGCGGTGAGCCGAGGCGAACTGCCGGATAACCTGCGCGTGGCGCCTGAGCTGCCAGCGCAGCCGGACATTAACCAATATCTGTCCGACGATGGCCTTGCCAAATACGACTACGACCAGAGTCGAGCGCTTGCCGCTTTTAACGCCGCTAATACCGAGTGGCTGATGAAAGCGCAGGACGCTCGCAGCAACGCCGTAGCCGAACAGGGCAAGAAAACTCAGGCGTTCACGCAGCAGTCAGCCGTTTATGTGGATGCAGCCCGTAAACACTACGACGCGGCCGAAAAACTCAACCTGCCGGATTATCAGGCGAAAGAGGACGCTTTCCGCTCGATGCTCGCTCCGGGTATCGATGCGGAGATCATGGCGTTGTTCCCTGAAAAATCAGCAGCGATTTTCTACCACCTGGGCGCAAACCCAGAGAAGGCGCGCGACATCCTGAGCCTGCCGCAAACGCAGGCCATCATCGAGCTGACTCGCCTGTCAGATCGTTTAACTCTCAAACCACGCGGTAAGCAAATCTCCGGCGCCCCAGCGGTTGACGAGCCTGTGCAGGGCCAGGCCGCCGCCGCGAATCGCGCTGCGTTGCAAAAACAGATCGACGCCGCTGCCGACAAAGGCGACGTAGACACTTATCGCAAGCTGAAACAGCAACTTGAAGGAATCCAATAATGTCTTTGAACGAAGGCCAAATGGTCACCTACGCGGTGGACGAAGTAATCAAAACCGTGCAAAACCTGACGCCGATGGCGCAGAAAACTAAGGAATACACCCCGCCGGCGCCGTCTATGCAGCGCTCCGGGAACACGTTTTGGCTGCCGGTAGAGCAGGAAGCACCCACCCAGGAGGGCTGGGATTTAACCGGTAAAGAAACGGATGTTCTGGAGTTGTCGGTGAAGTGCAACATGGGCGCACCGGATAACGACTTTTTCCAACTGCGTGCTGACGATTTGCGCGACGAGCGCTCTTATCGCCACCGCATCAACGCTTCGGCTAAAAAACTGGCGAACAACGTCGAGAAGGCCATAGCTCAGCAGGCCGTCGACATGGGTTCCTTGGTGGTAACCAGCCCGCAGCCGATCGGCACTGCTGCGGGCAGTGGCTGGGACTTTGTCGCCGACGCTGAAGAGTTCATGTTTGCACGCGAGCTGAATCGCGATGCGGGCTTGTCCTACTTCTTCAACAGTGATGACTACAAAAAAGCAGGTCATGACTTGGTGAATCGCGACATGTTCGGCCGCATCCCTGAAGACGCCTACAAAAACGGCACCATTCAGCGCCAGGTGGCAGGCTTTGATGACGTGTTGCGCTCCCCAAAAATGCCAACCCTGGCGGCGTCTACGGCGACCGGGTTAACCGTATCCGGGGCGCAGAAGTTCAAACCAGAAGCGTGGCGCCTGGATGCCGACGGCAACAAGGAAAACGTCGATAACCGCGTAGCTACCGTCACTTTGAGCGCAGGCACTGGCTTGAAGCGCGGTGACAAGATCAGTTTTGCGGGCGTGAAGTATCTGTCGCAGATGGCTAAAAACGTGCTGACTCAAGACGCAACCTTCACCGTTGTTGCGGTGAACGGTGCCAACGTGACGATCGCACCGAAGCCAGTGGCGCTGGACGATACTTCTCTGACGGCTGCCGAGCGCGCTTACGCGAACGTCAATACCTCTTTGGCGGACACGATGGCAGTGAATATTCTGAACGTAAAAACTGCGAAAACGAACGTGTTCTGGGCAGATGACTCTATCCGCCTGGTATCGCAACCGATCCCGGCTAGTCACGAGCTGTTCGCGGGCATGAAAACCCAGTCGTTCGCCATCCCAGGTGTCGGCATCAACGGCATCTTCGCGACGCAGGGCGATATCTCAACCCTGACCGGCAAGTGCCGTATCGCGCTGTGGTATGCCGCGTGCGCGGTACGCCCGGAAGCGATCGGCGTCGGCCTGGCAAACCAGACCGCTTAACCAACTGAAAAGGGGCTTCGGCCCCTTTTTCTTTGTTGAGGATTAACCATGTCCCAGATGATTTACAAACGCGGCGGCGACACGCTGGTGTGGGGGTTGAAAGCCCACGTAAAAGTGATCGAGGCCGACGAACTGGAAGCCCACCTGGCTGAAGGCTGGCTGGATCACCCGTCAAAACTGTTTGAGCCAGAGCCAGAGCCGGTTAAGAAGCAGCGCAAAGGCAAAACCCCGTCTGAAAACGCAGACGAATTCGTTTAATCACTGGTAGGCGGTGACCATGAACCTGACCACAAAAGGCGATCTGGTGCTCGCCGCGCTGCGAAAAATCGGCATCGCCTCCAACGCCACGCTGACCGACGTCGAACCGCAATCTGTTGAAGATGGCGTGAATGACCTCGAAATGATGATGGCCGAGTGGCGCGAGGATCCGGCGGTGGGTATCGATATCGGCTATCAGTTTGCTGCCGACGGCGAGCCGGCGACGGATGGCGATGACCACGGACTGAAAACGGCGCATCTCAGCGCGGTGTATCACAACCTGGCGCTGCGCATCGCTCCCGATTACGAGGTCGAGCCGCTGGCAAAAGTAGTGACCACTGCGCGCTACGGCAAAGAGCTGCTGGTCAAGTCCTCCGCGCTGGCGCGCGCGAAAAAAGCCTATCGCGAAGCCGGCTACCCGAACCGGATGCCTATCGGCTCCGGTAATCGGATCCCGACCTACAACGGCCACCACTATTTCCATCGCAAAGGAGACGATGATGCCGACTCTTCCACTGGCTAAAGGTCTCGGTAAGGACTACCCCAATGCGGACTATGTAGACTTGTTGCCAGTCAATATGCTGGCCACGCCGAAAGAAGTGTTAAATGCCGCCGGCTATCTTCGCTCCTTCCCTGGCGTGACGAAAAAGGCGAGCGTGGCGGGAACTTCTCGCGGAGTGCAGTTCAACACTGCCGAAAACATTGTCTACAGGGTTCTGGGCGGGAGGCTCTATCGCGGAGAGACTGACCGCGGGGCCGCCCCCGGGGATGGCAGGGTAAGTTTGGCGCACAGTGCTGTAAGCCAATCAGTCGCCGCCAGCGGCGTGTTAACGATGTATCGCTACGATGGCACTGTTAAAACGTTGCAGAACTGGCCAGAGGAAGTCGTAACACCTGCGGAGAGTAACCCGGTTAAGGATTGGATCTCCACTGACGGTACGGCATCCAGCAATAAATTTAGCGTTACGGCTGAAAACGCTGTGGGTAGTTTTCTGATAAAAGTCACTCCGAAAACATCAACAGGTGCCAGTGGCGCTTTGATGGAAATCACCGAAACGCAGTGGGGGGCTAGTCAATCCCAGGATGTTTCTACGACTGCGCCATACATCACCGACCTAAAAGTCACCGGGATCCCGAATGCGGGAACCGATGTTGCGATTGAATACACTTTGAACATCCCACCCGGGGTGGCAGGTGTGAACGCTTCTGAATTTGTTGTCACTCAAGAAATCGCGGAGATAGTGACTAAATATCCCCAGTACGATATCGGCCGAGTCCGTGACGTATGTCGTTCTCGGGGCCGTTATGTCTGGGTGAAGGACGGCACACAAACTTTCGGCGTTACCGATCTCGAAGACGAATCGCACCCAGACCGGTTCCGTCCGTTCTATAGCGCCGAGAGTCAACCCGACGGTATTCTCGGCTGCGGCATATGGCGCGATTTTGTCGTGATGTTTGGCAGCAGCACAATTGAATATTTCTCGCTGACTGGTTCCACGGATACATCATCGGCGATTTATGTGCCTCAACCGTCATATATGGTGCAGAAAGGGATCGCCGGCACGTATTGCAAGACCGAGTTCATGGGCTCCTTCGCTTTTATTAGCCACCAGGCAACAGGTTCACCCTCTGTATATGTCATTAACGGCGGCCGGGCTGAGGTTATAGCCACCTCTACCGTAGAGAAGGTATTGCGCAGCTACACCTCTGAAGAGTTGGCAATAGGCGTGCTGGAGGCGGTGAGATTCGACAGCCACGAATTGCTCCTCGTCCATCTCCCTCGCCATGTGTTGTGTTACGACGCGGCGGCCAGCCAGAACGGCGCGCAGTGGTGCATCCTCAAAACAGGGCTGTTCGACGATGTGCATCGCGCGATTGACTACGTGTTCGAGGGCAACCAGATCACCACCGGCGATAAGCTGGAGCCGGTTGTCGGCGCTCTGCAGTTCGATTCCTCGGCGCAGTACGACAAGCAGACTGAACACCTGCTGTTCACTCCCATGTTCAAAGCCAACAATGCTCGCGTGTTCGACTTTGAGCTCGAAGCGGCGACAGGCGTTTCGCAGTACGCGGAACGGCTGTTTATCTCCTCAACCGCCGATGGCTCAAACTACGGCCGTGAACAGATGATCAGCGCCAACTCGCCGTTTGCCTACGATAAACGCGTACTGTGGCGCCGAATGGGGCGGGTGCGGAAGAATATCGGCTTTAAAGTGCGCGTGATCACCCGCTCACCAGTGACTCTGAGCGATTGCTCGGTGAGGATCGAATAGTGGCCGATGATAACTTAACTACCCCGGTGGTCATCCAAGCGACCCGTATCGATGCAACCTTGGTGCCTCAATCATTCACCCCCGTGTACCGCGACTATGTGGTTAACCAAGGAACGGATATGGGGAAAGTTGCGGGTAAAGCGAACGAGGCGGGCCAGGGCGCTTACGATGCTCAGGTCAAGAATGACGAGCAGGATATTGTGCTCGATAACCACGAAGTTAGGATCACCGCCGCGGAAGAAACGCTCGTTAACCATGAACAAAGGATTTCTGCTGCAGAAGAAAAACTGGTTAACCACGAAATACGCATTACAGCGGCTGAAGCTACGCTGGTGAATCACGAAACCAGAATCACTTCTGCCGAAGCGGCGCTGGTGAATCACGAAGGGCGAATCACCACCCTCGAGGGCGACGTCGATTATCTGTTAGATGAAGTTGCAAATCAGGGTACTCGTCTGGCTACCGCAGAAGGCGATATCGATACCCTGGAAACCAACTCGGTATCGAAGGCGGTTTCAACGAGCCAGTCTGTGCAGGCTACGGGCGGCTCGTTCCTCGTGGGCAACGTCGCAACGCCTACCACGGATAAGTTGCAGGTTGGTGGCAACGTTAACGTCAGCGGGTCGTACAAAGTGGCGGGCCTGCCTGTCCTCGGCGCGCGCCAAACCGGCTGGACTGCCGCAACCGGTACGGCGAACAAAGGGGCGTTCAACGCTGACCCGTCGTTTACCGTCGGCGCCACCTATTCGCAAACAGAAGTTCAGGCCTTGGCCGACGCGCTCAAGGCTGCGTGCCAGCGCATCAAAGCGCTGGAGGACATGGCGCGCACTCACGGGATGATTAACTGATGGAAATTAAATTAATCGACAACCCGGTGCGGTTGCAGGCGTTTCTGAACGACCAGGCGAACACCGGCAACATCGTCGACGACGGCGATCACTACTTCATCAAGCCCGATGCGGTCTACCTCGGCATTTATGAGGGGGTAATGCTGGTCGGGGTGCACGAGGTGCGCACGTTCTGGCAAAGCGTTGTCGAGTGCCACGCTATCTATGACCCAGGTTTTCGCGGCAAGTATGCGCTGGACGGCCACCGGCTTTTCTGCCGCTGGCTCCTGGCAAATTCGCCCTTCACGAACAGCATCACCATGGTGCCAGATTCAACAAAATACGGTCGGACGATCATCCGTCTCCTGGGTGCAACACGCGTGGGGCACCTGAAGGATGCTTATCTCAGCGATGGGCAGCCAGTTGGCGTCACGCTGTATCAGCTCACACGTTCGCAGTATGAGGACATGCAAAAATGCTAATTTTCCAGCTCATGAACAAAGTCCGTGATCGCGCAGTGTACTGTAAAGGTGGCGGTGATAACGGATCAGGTGCTCAAGCTGACGCCATGCGTGAAGCGACTGCACTGCAGCGCGAGCAATGGCAGACGAACATGCAGAACCTGGCACCGTTCACGCCTCTGGCGCAGCAGTACATTGGACAGCTGCAAAATCTCTCGTCTCTCGGCGGCCAGCAGTCGGCGTTGAACGATTACTACAATTCCGGCCAGTTCAAAGACCAGGCTGATCAGGCGCGCTACCAGCAATTGGCATCCGCCGAAGCAACCGGCGGGCTGGGTTCGACTGCTACCGGCAATGGGTTGGCGACGATTGCCCCTATGCTGGGGCAAAACTGGCTCACCGGTCAGTTGAATAACTACCAGAACCTGGCCAATATCGGTCTTGGGGCGCTGCAGGGGCAGGCCAACGCAGGTCAATCCTATGCGAACAACACCGGTCAGCTTCTCCAACAACAGGCGGCCCTGTCGGCCGCGAACGCTAACCGACCGTCAGGTTTCCAGAACGCCCTCGGTGGCGGCTTGGCCGGCGCGTCGGCGGGCATGGCGATCGGCGGGCCGTGGGGGGCTGCGATCGGCGGCGGCCTGGGTGCATTGGGTTCACTGTTTTAAGGGGCAATCATGGCAACGTGGCAACAAGGCAATGCCGGCGGCTTGCTGGCCGGTATCGGCACCAATAACGCGAACGCACCGCAGGCCAGCGATGCAAATACCGCGCTGAGCCTGATCCGCGATAACAACGACCGCGAGCGAGTAGGAGAGAACAACCTCGGCGTGCAATTGGCGGGCGCCGCGGGCTCCTTGGCTAACACCTGGAAGCAGGCAGACCTGCAACAGCGCCAGAAGGCGTTCCAGCAGGATTACGCGAACGCTTATGCGTCGGGCGATCGTGGCGCAATGCGTGGGCTAGTCGCCAAATACCCCGAACAGTTTGAGGCCGTGCGCAACGGCATGGGCTTCGTCGATGAAGATCAGCGTAATACCGTCGGCAGTCTGGCGGCGTCAGCGCGTCTGGCGTCGCAAAGTCCTGAAGCAATGGGACAGTGGCTGCAAAAAAACGCCGGCGATCTGACGCGGGTCGGCGTTAATCCTTCCGATGTGGCGCAGATGTACCAGCAGAACCCGGCGACCTTCGGTCAGTTCGTGGATCATTTGGGGATCGCTTCGCTCGGCCCGGAGAAATATTTTGACCTTCAGGCGAACAACGCCAAGCTGCAGCAGACAGGCCAGATCGCACAGGCAAACCTGAATCTGGGACAGCAGCGTCTCCAGCAGCAGGCCGCCTATCAGCAAGGGCAACTAAACCAGGGTCAACAGCAGTTGAACCTGACCGCCCAGAAGAACCAGGCGGATAATGCCAACAAGCAGCTGGAACTGAGTCTGAAAGTGGGCGAGAACAGCGCGAAATCCCAGGCTACGCAGCAGGCGGCCGTGCAGAAAATGCAGGATTATGTCGGCGCTCATCAAAGCAATGCCAACAATGTGGCCAGCATGTATGACACGGTCAATCAGGTGAAAAGCATAAATCCCGAAGTGTTTGACCGTGTGTTTGGCTTCGGCGGCACAGTCAACTCGCGGATCCCCGGCACGGAGTCAGCCGACGCGTGGTCGAAAATCGAGCAGATGCAGGGGCAGGCGCGTTTGATGGGTGTTATTGGGATGAAAGGCACCGGCCCGGTTTCGGATTCCGAAGGCCAGGCGGCCGCGCGGGGATTTCTGGCCATCAATCAGAACATGTCGCCTAATGCTGCCCGTGCCGCGATCGACAACTGGCAAAAGGTGCTCCAGCGGCAGACAGCATATCTGCAGAAGCAGCAGCCAATGATCGATACGTACCAGCAAAAAATCGACATGTTCAATGCTGGGCAGACTGGCGGCACCACTGCGGCACCCCGAGCAGGACATACCGAGGGCGGTTATACATTCATCGGTGGTGACCCGAGCAATCCTAACAGCTGGAGAAAGAACTAATGGCAGGCCCGTGGGAAAATTATCAAAACACGCCGACGGACACTTCAACTTCTGAGGGGCCGTGGTCCAAATACCAGCAGCAGGCCGAACAGTCGCCACCGCAAACAGGTGGCGATATTGTTTCTGCTGCTGAGCAGCGTTTCGGGCTTCCAACGGGCCTACTCAGCGCGGTGATCAGTAAGGAGAGCAGCGGCAATTCGAAGGCAATCAGCCCGAAAGGCGCCATCGGTCTGGGGCAAGTGATGCCTGATACAGCGCGTGGTATGGGGTACGATCCTGAAGAGCTAAAACGTAGCCCGGCGCTGCAGATTGAGGCCGCCGGCCGGTATCTGAAACAGATGCTCGACGCGCACGGCAATGTTACTGACGCTCTGGCCGCCTATAACTGGGGCCCCGGCAACGTGCAGAAATTTATGCGTGGTGAGAAAACGCAAATTCCAGCGGAGACGGTTAACTATGTCACCGACCCGCGTTTCGCGCAGTGGACGCAGCCAGCCGCGCAGCCGGGCGGTGAAGGTGAGCTGGCCCAGCTATCACAGCAGGCGGCGCAACCGTGGGCACAGGCGGCGCCGGGGCCGGGGCCGACTTTCGCAGAGAACCTCGAGCAGGCCGGGCGAGGCTTGGCACAAAGCGCTGTGAACGTCGCCAATATCCCTGGGCAGGTGGTTAACACCGCACTCGGCGCTGCAGGCGTACCGGCAGAAGACCAGGTTATGCAGTTGCGGCTGCCGGAAAGCATGAGGCCTACAGACCCCTATGCGCAGCTGGGGGCAGAGATCGGCCCGTATCTTATCCCTGGCCTCGGCGCTGAACGTACTGCGGCGGCGTTGGCTTCTACGGCTGGCGCTGGACGTGCGGAACGAGTTGCAACACAAGCGGCGAACATGCTGGCGGAAAACCTCCCCGGTGCGATTGCGCAGTCCACCCAGAATAACGATCTGTCGGGCAACCTTGCCACAGGTCTGGCCGGCAGCGTGATTGGGCGCGGATTGCTGGCCGCAGGTGGGCGCGCTGCGGGCGCTATTCGCAACGCTGCGCAGCGTGAGGCGCCGATCGGTACAGCAACTGCACCAGGCGAACAGGGGGCTGCCGCACCTGCCGGAATGTCACCTGAGCCGACCAACCCTCTTGAAGATTCTGTTCGCAATATGGCTAACCAGCGTAGACCCGATTTGGCGTCTTCGCTGGACAGTGTTAACCCGCAGCCTGAGGGGGACATTCTGCAATCTGCAGGCCGATTAGGTGTGGATGATAAGCTTCTGCCGTCACATTTCTCAGGTAACCAGCAGTACCGAGCGGTTGAGCAGGCTCTTAAATCTCGAAAAGGATCCGCGCTTCGGGTTCAGGAAGATGATGCAATTAATGCTCTGGCGAAGAGAACTGGAGAGCTGATCGATGACGCTGCCGGCACTACCGACGCTTTAGCCGCGGGCAGCAAATTTTATAGTGAAATGCAGGGGCGTATGGGGGCTTTGGAACGTCGTAGCGATCAGCTCTATGCCCGCGTAGATAACGCTATGCCACCCGGTAAACCTGTTGCTGCTGACAACACTGCACTGCATTTGGAAAAAGAGGCGGATAGCTTGGGCGGATGGGAGAACCTAGATACCATTGAGCAGCGGGTGTTTAAGGCGATAAACCCAGGGGATAATGGAACTCTGACATATGCCAATCTCAATAAGCAGCGACGTTTGGTAGGGCAGGCTCTTTACAAAAAGAGTGGCCCCTATAAGGATGCTGACGAGGCGGCGTTGTCCCGCCTTTATGCAAACCTGTCGGAAGACCAAAAGGTAGCACTAGGAGGGCTTGGTGCGCGCCGAGATTTCGAAGTGGCTCAGCGACTCGTGCAAATGCGCAAAACACTGGAAGAGCAAGATCTCGCGCTTCGAGGGGGAAACCTCACCGGTGATGTTGGGCACCGGGCTACCCGCGCTTTGCAGAGTATGTCTAAAGGCGACGGGAAAGCTTTCCGTGAACTGATGAACAACGTACCTTCGCGCAATATGAAGTATGAAATTATCGCCACCGGCATGCGAGATATGCTCTCCGCTGGTAAGAGGGGGGTGGATTTCAACCCTGGGGGTTTTGCGGACTGGTGGCAAAACATGAAAGCGAGTGGGCAGCTCCGGCTGCTTGCGCAGCATGCCCCACGTGAGTTGATGACTGGACTTGCCGATGTTTACAACGTGGCGCGGGGTATCCAGCGGGCTAAAAGGGATGAAATAACTACGGGGGCTCTTAATGAGTTTGTTAATCGTTTTAATCGAGTCACCCAGGGGCACGAACTGGCCGCAAAATATGCCCAGCGCGTAGGTGTAGTGGCGGGCGCTAAAGGTGGTGCTCTGGGATCTCTGATCGGGGATTCAATCGGGGCAAAAATAGCGGAGAAAGCCAGGCTTTCCGGCGGGGCGGGCTCAGCTGATGCCGCTGAGAAGCTGATAGCATCCCCTGAATACCAACAGGCCTTTAAAAGTACTAAGCCTAGAAGGGGGAGTGCGTCCGCAGAAATCGATAGCGCAGCTCGGCGGTCATCCGCCTGGGGTGATTTTGTCGCATCGCTTCCCGAAAGCGATCGTAAAATTATTGCGCGTATCGGCATTTTGGGTTGGCTGTCCGCACAACGTGACAACCGGAAATATTAGTTTTAATCCTTTTAGTACTTTTGCCATGGACGGCCGTTGCACGGGAACTTATCGCTAATCGCGGTGATCACTAACTCAGAAGCAGGAAGAGCCCTTTTCTCCGGGTTTGCGGAAAGGTAGTTAGATGTGATGTCAAAGAGTTGTCCTAGCTTCACATTGTCAGGGATGCAGAATTTGGTACCGTCAACGGCATCTATAACGCCTCCTACGTATGCTTGGAATACTCTAGCGTCAGTCAAATCCTTATTTGATACGTTCGTTCCTAACTTCCATTTTTGGAGGGCGTTGGACCACCCGTTTAACGCGTTCCCGTCGTAATATTGCGCTATTGAGGGAGGGGCAATAGCGATACAGCAAACAAGCAATAGTTTTCTTAGCATATAAAACCTCCTATGTTTTCGCTAAGCATAGCATGGGGTTATCAGTCTTTTCGATATATCGCGGCTAACGTTTCGACCACAACCTGTTTGAACTGCTCGGCGTGTTCGTGCGCCAGGCGCTCGGCGTCGTCGCGAAAGCCGGTTATTTTCCGCGGTTGCGCCAGTGCTTCTTCGATTATCAGCGTGATCTCTGCGTTGAGCGAGCGGCCGTTCATTTTGGCGCGCTGCTTAACTTTGCCGTGGGTTTCCTTCGGCAAACGTAAATGAAACTGCGTCTCTAACTCTTCCATAGTCGTGCCTCACCGGTGGGTGGATCGGCATGATATGGCGAACTGTATAAATCAACAATAGTACCATTATGGTACTGCGATTAGCACAACAATACCGCAAACATCGCTTTGCGGGGCCTTTCTACGCCTGGAGAAAAATAGATGGCTAATTCTGTCATTCCAACTGCGGTAGTTGCGTTGCCTTACACCCCGTTCACTGCTGCCAGAAAGTTCGCTGCGGTTTCTAACGGGAAAGTATATTTAGGCAAGGTGGACACCGACCCGACAATTGTCGAAAACCAGATCCAAGTTTTTCTCGAAGGTGAAGACGGGTCGTTTGTGCCTGTGGCGCAACCATTGAAGCTAAATACCGGTGGTTTTTTAGTTAACAATGACCAGATAGCAAAATTCGTAGTGACCGAACGTCATGCGATCGCTGTATATGACACGTTTGGTGTACAGCAATTCTATATCCCAGACGCCACCCGATATAGCGAAGGTAGCAGCGGGGATAACTCAATTTTTAGTCGCACGTTGCGGGTTCCTGAACCTTTTATTCCGGTTCTGCCTCCAGCTGCATCTCGCGCAAATAAAGTTTTGGGCTTCGACAGCCTGGGCAATCCTATCGGGGTGTTACCGCAGACCGGCAGCGGCACGGAACTGGCGATAGACTTGGCAAACAAAAGCGATCCGTTTAAAGGCGCCGGCATGGTTGGTTACAAGAAAACCACGGTTGCCGCGGTGCTAGACACGATTTCCAGCGTCAAACTATCCCAGACAACAACGAACGGCATGTATTCGGCATGGCCGCAGGGTAAGGTGTTCAGCCACAAAAACAGGGCGTTCTGCATGTTTAACGTTGGCGAATCCCACAGCAGCAAGCCGTTGGGCGTTTATCAACAGATCTCACAGGACGGGGTCGTCTGGTCACGCTTGGCGCCACGTATTTCTGCGTCGACGACAGATTTAACTACGTGGCCACAGGGTGTTTCTGCGTGGGGCGCCGGTTCTGATGGCGTTAATATCTGGGTTGCAGCTCGCTTCCGCAGGGTGTCGGACGAATCGCTGAGCAAGTGCGTGCTGTATAAAAGCGTTAACGATGGGTCAGTGTACACCCCGGTGCTTGACCCTGTTCCGCTGTACGATTCAAACGGGTTTGCTCCCGTGCTTATGCATTCATTCGCCGTTCTGCCCAACGGGCTGTTGGCGTTCGGTTACCACATGTATGACTCGGAAGTCGGCATTGCTACTATCGACCCGGTGACGCTGGAGGTGGTCAAGCACACGATGTTCTCTAAGGAGGACATGGGCGGAACGCCGATGCTTGTAGAGCCGACAATTCGCGTGTACGGCACCCGTGTTATCGGTTTCCTTCGCACTCAGAATAATGCCGTACGCAAGGCCGTGATGTGGTACAGCGACGATAACTGCCAGACGTTTACGACGCGGGAAATTGACGGCGTCCCTGACCAATCCCCAGTAACGTCAATCAGCTACCAAGGGAACACCTATGTGTTTTACTGCGGTCGCTATCGCAATGGCAACAGCAACAGTGCACTGACGGATAGCCCATTGCTAACGATGCGAGTAGGCACCGACAATGATGCCGTGAACATGGCATGGGAAACTTTGTTGAAATCCCCGTCGCTGCCGTACCGGCTTTGTACAACGATGCGGGGCCGTCAGGCACTGGTGTGCAGGACGTGTGCGTGCGCGGTTCTAAAATTGTCGTTTGCCTATCAGCAAACATGGGGGCCAATGTTGACCAGGCTGAAATTTTCTCGGTCACGTTCGACATGAGTGAACGCAGGAAAAGCAACTTTTTCCTTTCGGAGGAGGCCTTCACAAACTCAACCCGCGCCACCGATTTTTCCGCCAACTACCTTTACGGGAGTATAAATATTGTCACCGTTGGCGGTGTCGCCGGCACTCTGCGCATGAACGGCCAGGTCGTTATCCAGGATCAGGATGCTGCGGTACGTTGGGGGTCCATTACCACGGCGGCAAGTAAGCTTCACGTATTCAATAACGGCCCTTTCCCTGGGTATCTGTCAGCGGAAGCAGGGAGTACAAACGTCACATTATGGGGGAGCTCCGGTGTAACCGAAATCCGCGCGGGAACTGCGCTTGCTAACGCATCGATTAAATTGGATACGGTGACCAAACGCATCTCTCTGTCAAACCCAAATAACACATCGGGCGTGGCTCTAGAAGCGAATGGCACGATCACGTTCAGCGCGAATTGGCAGCATCCGATCAAGATTGATGGTGGTGCTAAACAGACGTATGAATGGGTATCGGGCACCGGCAACAAGATGTACAAAAAAGGAACGCCGCCGACGGCGGATAGCGACGGCACCATTCTCTACTAGGCTGCGAAAACTTTCTTTCCTGCCTGATCATAACCATAGCGCCGGTGGATGGACTGGCGCTTTCCCATCTCTCCGTTGAATGCTTATACTGTATGTGCATACAGTATTTGTTGTGAGGTAAAACACCATGGGAATGATGCCAAAATTTGCCAGCCCGGCAGCAGACTACGTTGAGCGCCGCTTGAGCCTTGACGAGATCTGCATTTCAAAACCGAGCGCTACATATCTGCTGCGCGCCGCCGGTCAGGCGCTGGCGGTCGGTATTCATGCCGACGCTTTGCTCGTTGTCGATTCGTCTGCGACGCCGGTGCACGGTAGCATTATTGTGGCCGCAGAGGAGGGCGTGCATGTGCTGCGCCGCCTGCGCCTCTATCCGTATCGCGCGCTCGAGTTTCTCGATGGCTCAGGCCGGGAAAACGAACTCGGCAACGAAGATTCGGAAGAGGGAGTCCAGGTTTTCGGCGTGGTGATGTACTGCGTGAACGACATGCGAACCTGTGAATGGGACGATCTGCCTGTTATTTAA